TGATTTTCTTTAATTATCCCAACAAAATCTGTTGCCCCACTATTTCCTTTATTTTCTCCTCCATTTGGAGTATAGTGATATACACCACCTTGTTGTTCTGTTTCTCCAAATAAATCTTTATAAGTTTCCTTATTAGACTTCATTTGTTCTTCTATTCCAGAAACTACATTTTCTCCTTTTTCATCTAATACTATTTTAGATAAATCAAATTTTGAAATAAGTAATTCTGGGTGTTTTGCTTTTTCAGCATATAATGCATCTTTTATTGCAATTTCTTTCAACATTTTAGCTTTTTCTGCCTTACTTGTTGCCTCTAAATTAGCAATTTTTGTTTCATAATCACTAACTTTTTGTTGCAAATCTGCATTATCTCCATTATTTTTCTTTAAATCTGCTATTGTTGTATTTGCAGTATCTAAAGATGTTTTTGTATTGTCTAAATCTGTTTTTAGTTGGTCATATTTTGCTTTCGTAATAAATTCTCCACCATTTACATTAGCAATACTTATTTTTTTGTCCTTATCGGCTTTCTCGTTATAAGAACTTACTTTGTTTTTGACTTGATTAAACAAGTCTTCTCCTAAAATTTCTTTTAAGAACTCCATATTTTTCTCCTTTTCTGTTGCTATTTCTGCAACTTAAACAATGTTTGCTTTTTCAAGCATAAAAATAAGCCGTATTTCTACGACTTTGTTTGGTATAGGCTGTGTACTCTATATCTACCATTTGACTGAACCAACAGAACAGCACCTATATTTATATTTTTTAATATTAATAACTATTTAATCAATTTTGATAAAGCTTTGTTTTTATCATCTTCTACGATTTTCCACCTTCCACACTTAGAACTATCTTCTAATGAGGATGGATTGGTTGCAGAATAAAGATAGTCTTCTCCACTATCGTCTATAACTCTTAGCATATTCCCTTCAATAGCAACTACTTCATACTCTTTTCCATTAGTTAAACCTTCAACACCGAAACTTTTACCAATGTATTTTACTTTCATTTTAGCTTCTTTCCTTTCAATTTATAGTCATATCTGCCATATTCTTCATGCTCTACAAAATGGATATCAAAGATATATTTATCACTTTCAATTTTTCCAACCTTTTTCATCCACTCTTTTGAGTCGCCTCCATATATTTCAGCATATTTGTCGGCACTCCTAAATATTGTGTTAGTTCCCTTCCCAGCAATAACATGTACATTACCAATTATAACATTTTTAGGAATAAATTGCAAAACATTGTTCTCATCATAAAAGCCTAATTGTTTTTCTAAAATGCTATCTTCTGCCGATTTTATTTTTGGCAATTTATTTGTGATATAATACTTTTCGTATTGTTCTGGAGCATATTTTTTCACCCATTCTTCATAGTTCATATCTTGTGGAATTATAATAGATTTACCATTTTCATCTTTGCCCCTTCTTTGTAAGTTTTCTGTTACGTCATCATCAAATTCTGCTACCGTTGTACATCTATCATTTGGATGTATTGGAGGGTAGTTCTTACCGTGGTTGCTTATCTTTCAAATAAAATATTTTGTTGTCTAATTCTGCACAATGTTTACATGTAACATTATCTAATGTTGCAATAAATCTATATTTTTCTATATCTAATTCCTTGTAAGATAACATTTCTGCTTCATTTGCAAAATGATTAGTTTCCGTTCTTAATAATCTAACAGCATTATATTTTCCAATATTCATAGCATCGTCTAATGCGCTAGCCATTCTTTGTATTGACTTGCCAGCAATATTATCTACGAGGAAATTTGACTTTAAATAATTAGCCAATTTATTGTTATTTTTCCATATTCTTTGTGAAAAATTTTCACTTTTATACCAGTTTTCATTTAATATTAGATTGATTGTTCTATTATCTAATTGCGAGAAGTTAAACCCTATTCCTATGCCCTTTTGTACATTAAAAATACTTCTGTAATATCCTTCATTAATAATATCAACATAATGTTTCTTAGATATAACACATTCTTCTTGCACTAGTTTCTTTAGCTCTATATCTATGTTTTCTTGAAGAGCTTGGTATCTGCTTATTCTATATGCATATGCTGGGGCATTGTATTTGGCTAATAATTTACGTCTAACATCTACATCATCTATTGAATTTATCTGTTTTAATAAATTGTCGTAAAATTCTTTTGTTTCTCTTGTGTTTAACAATTCCTTTGCCTCTTTGAACGTAAGTTTTCCATCAACAACATACTTTCCAAATATTTTTTGAATTTCTTTTTGGATATTGTCTTTTGATTTATTATATGCTGTTACTAATCTTTGAATTGTTCCCTCAGATTGTTTCTCTAATCTTTTCATAAGTTCCGTTTGTCTTTTTTCCCAGTAGTCTTGTGGTGTTCTAGCCATCTATAGCACCTCTATTCTTGATTATCATTATGATTATCTTCAAAGCCACCTGCATTAGCAAATATTTCTTGTTGTCTCTTCTCTTTTTCTTCATTTTGCTGTTTAATTTTTTTCAGTTCTTCTTCTGGATCTTCTACCCAAGGGTGATTTTTCACAATTGATTCATCTGATATTATATCTTTGCTTTCTGCTGCTATTTGAGCATTTTCTAAATCATTGCTTATCATATTTCTAGTCCAAGTTTGAGTTATAGGTTTTGTCTCCCAATCTGCGGTTTTTAAGAATTTCATTATTACTCTTACTAGTTTTGCAAATCCTTTTTCAAATTCTATTTGTGTTAACCCAGCTTTTAATTCTAGTTTTCTATAAAAGAATTTCAAAGCAACTCCACTGGCATTTCCAAAATTTTCTGTATCTTGCTGTAATGCCTGTCCACTTTCATATATTTGTTTTTTTAAGATTTCAAGTATGCTGTTCCTTGCTTCAACTGGTATCTCTATTTGTAGTGTTTTAAGTCCACCACTTGTTCTTCCATCCGCACCAGTTTCTGTTTTTATTGTTTTATATCTCTTTAAATCTCCAAGAAATTCTTTTAAATCTTCTCCGCCATAATTTTCAAGAATATATATAAGCTGTTGGATATCTTCTAGGTCATTAGCATATCCACTCATTACTTTATCGTATATATCAATTAAGTCTCTATATTTCTTTAAGTCGCTTATCATGTTACGGTTATTCTTAAATTCAATAAATGGCACTTCTTCTAAATCATGCTCAAACTCTTGGTATTCTGCTGATAAATATGTAAGCCCTGTTCCTGATAAATTTCCTCTAAATTTATATTGTTCACAATGTTTATCGTCCCAGTATTCAAATATTACATATTCTTTATTTATTCCATTTTCATTTTCTTCTATAATAGGATAATATCTATAAAAACCGATTAATTTCTTCTTTAATTTTCCGTCAAATATTGGCAAACATTGTTCAGTTTCAACAACTGAATATAAAAACTTACCATCTTCTATCCAATAATGTAACCATGCAACCTTATTATTTGTTGCATTTGTACATAGATAGGCACTTTCGCTCTTAAAGTCATCCCCTAAGGTCTCTTTTATTTTCTTGTTTACTTCTTTATCTCCTACATCAAACAGAACTGGATTTGTAAACATATATGCTGTTTTCTCATCAGTTATAAGTTGATGAAAGTTGTGAGATACTCTATTATCTGCATTTCTCATTGGGTCTGATTCACTTGGCAATACTCCCTTTGCTCTTATAATGTTATCATTTTCATAATATTTCTTCTCTAAATCAATCATTCTTCTGCGTTCTGCATCGTTTTGAATTATCCTTTTGATTTTGTTTATATTTAACATATCATTACCTCTACTTTAAAATTGATAATCCGCCTTGCTTTGGCTCATACAAAGAAAGAACTAATGCATCTCCGCCTATCTGGAGAAGTTAGTCCTCTTTTTTTCATCTCTTCTTTTCTTTCTAACTCTATTTTTCCGTCACTATTTATTCTGTATTTTCTATTACTCAATTGTGTAATTTGTTTATCATCATATACAAGTTCTATTTCATGTCTTCTTAATTTTTCTCTTAATAGTCCCCACATTAACCCTGTAGAATTACTAAACTCAACTGGTTCTTCCTGTTTATTTTTTCCTCCAGCTGCTCCAAAATGGCATTCATATAGTTTTACTGTTGTCCAGCCATTTTGTGATTTAATTTCTTTTAACCTATCATATACTCCAACACCTAGACCATCACAGTCAATCTTAATATGAATTGGTATTCCTATATATTGACTTCTTAATCTTTCAACTACCTGAACTATTGCTCCTGTTACTTGCATTGTGTCATTATGGTGCAATACGTTAAATGGTTGTTGGTACTTTTTATCAAATAATGTATTTATTATTGTTTCATCATCACCGTACCTTGCTACATCGACACCTATATCAATTCTACTTTGTGGATAATTTCTTGTAACAATTTTATTACTACAGTTTTCAACCCAATCAAGTTGTATAAAGCTGTCTGGCATTGCTTTTGGAAATTCTCCTGCAACACGAACTCTATATACATCACTGTCTAGTCCATACATATCTATAATCATTTGTATGTATTCTTTTGAGACTCTTTTCGAATTTTCTCCTGATACTTTAAATGTACTGTATATGTTTCTGTTTTTGTTGTGACTATCAAAAAAGAAACCGCTCAATTGAGTTGGGTTTCCACACATGATTAGTTTTGCATCTTGCGTTGATAAAGAACCTAATACAGGTTCAAATACTACATCTTTAACACCGTGATGCCTCATCTATAATATATAATAAATGGTCTGCATGGAATCCTTGTAATGCGTCTGGCTGTGTTGCTGTTCTTGGCACTGCAAACCAGTTTTCTGGGTTTGATTTCATATATAGTTTTTCTTGAGTCCATTCAATTTCGCTTTGTATCGCTGGTGTTCTCCATTTAGCCACCTCAGCCCATAATATATCATGTAATTGGTGCTTTGTTGGGGCTGTACAAGGTATTTTAGGAAAAGGTCTAGTACACATAAACCAATAAATAAGCCAGCTTTGCAATGCTGACTTTCCTATACCATGCCCACTTCTTACAGATGTTAGTTGGTTTTGAGCTACACTCATCAATATATCTCCTTGTATATCATCTGGTGTAACTTTTATTACATCTTTAACAAACTCTACTGGTCTGTCTTTATAATATAATATTGCTTCTGTTGTTAACATTACTACTTATCACCCGCCTTATTTTCATATGCTTTTTGTATTGTTTCGGCAAGTGATTGTCCATTGTTTCCTTCTTCGTTCTTGTTAGTTAATATATCATTTATATCTTTTAATGCAGATGTTAGCTCTTTTAGCCCTTTTCTGTCAATAATGTCTATATATGACTTTATTTCTTCCTCTTCATTTATTATTTCTTTACTTGGCTTACACATATCATAATTGTATTCTACTGTCTTTGTCTTTTTCTTATTTCTTGCTATATGCATATTAAGTTCATTATTAGCTTGTACTATTTTACTTAATAAGTCATTTGCTACATCTTTTACTTGTATTATTTTATTAGCTTCTTTTTCTGATTCCTTTTCAAGTACTTTTTCTATTACTTTAGTACTTTTTTTGTCCTCTTTTAGTACCTTTTTTTCTTTCCATCCTTTTGTACTCTTTTTGGTACTTCCATTTTGTTTTATTCCTTTATCTTTTAAGAAGCTACTTACCGATTTATAATCACCTAATATATAATCTTTTTCTAACTGCTTCCAATCATACTTAGCCACCTCGCTCACCTACTTAATATAACTTTCTCTATTATTTCTATTTTACCTATAAAAAAGAGGCTTTTTTACAGCCCCTATAATTCGATTTTGTTATGATATTTTTCCCATGCTTCTCTCAATATCTCTATATTTTCTTTAACACATTTAAACACAGCTGTAATTTCTTTTTCATTCATGTTTGTTTCCGATAAAATTTTATAGTCGACAAGTGAAACTGAAACTTCTTTATCTTTATATGTAACATGACAGTGCTCTATATTGTGTCCTTGTTCTTTTGTCCTAACTTCAATAACAATCCCTTCTTTATTAACAATTTTTGCATATTTGAATGGAATTTCAAAAGCAATCCTAAGCTGAGTTTTTATTGATTCCAATTTCTTTTCTTCCATATTTTATTCCTCCTTCATAAGGATTTTATCATACTTTTTTCAAAAATTGTCGAATTTTAACTTAAATAACGATTTTTTTATTTATTCTCTACATAATGTTCCATCATTTTTCATCTCATTATTTATTGTGGCTTCGTCTACTTCTTCTATCGTCCATTCTCTGTTGTTTATTTTGAATTTCATATCTTTTTTCTTCCTTCTCACATTGTTTGTTATACCTGCACTGCTCACACTTATACTTCATACAGTTAGCATAATTAATCTTTTCTTTCATAATACGCACACTTTGTTATGACTACATCATTTAAGGCGGATATTCTTATCTCGCATAGATCTTTATCTTTATTTTTACAGTTCTTACAATTTTCTTTTACATATTTCTCATATCTTTCTTGATTAGTCATAACAACACCTCTTTCGTTATTTTATAAAATACTAGAAAATGATGTAACTGCACATCACTTTATACTATTTTACGGCACTAGGGGCTCCTATACTAGAACGGAGCAATTACCTATAACCTAGATTTATAATTTTCGCGTTTCGGATAAATTACTAACACCGCCATTTTTTCTCGTATAATAGTAAACCGCTCTTTGTAATTACATCTAGCATCGCCAAAAGAGTAAAAGCTTTGGTTTTGGAATCTAGATTCGAACTAAAAACTAAAGGTCCAAGGCCTTTCGTGATACCATTTCACTATTCCAAAATATCTAAGACTTAACTAGAATTGCCTTTTATATACGAATCTTATGAAAGGAGTGTGCCTAGTAGCAACATATATATCAACTTATCTAGTATCAGTTAATAGCATAAATAATAGAGCCTATCGTTTGATAAGCTCTTTTTGTTATTCTAATGATTTCTTTATTTCTTGTATTGCTTTATTAAAGTCTTCTAATTTTATGAATGTATTATTTTTGTTTGCCAATATTTCTGTCACTTTTATCTCAGATAACTCTTCAATATCTTTTTTTATATAAATATTCTCTTCATTGTAACATTCTTTTTTGATGTCTTCTAAAAGCTCTTTGACTTTTTTTAGTTCTGTGTTTGGATAACAATTAATTATTTGTGTTGTATATAATATATACCAATTTTTGTTCGATTCACTTATAGAATATTTATTTTCGTGATTACAGTATGGGCATTTACTTAATACATTGTTTTCTTTTAATTCTGTTTCTTCAAAATCTATTCTTTCTTCTGTAGCGTTTTTGGCTATTTTTTCATTTTCTTTTAAAACTATATGATATTTACGCTTACATTCATCACAAATCATTTCAAATTCCATATATAACACCCCCTTTCTCAGAGATATTATATATGATCTATTTTGCAAATGTTGTCGAAAAATGTCAAAAGGGCCAACTTTTTGTTAGTCCTTTTCTGTTTATATAGTCTTACCTATCTATCCACGATACAATTATAACACGTTTTTTTGACAAAAAAGTCTCATTTTTGTCTCACTTTTGGCTCACTTTTTTTATTTCTTTATGTACTGCATATACAAGCTCGCTATGTCTACGCTTATATGTTCCTTCTGACATACCTTCATTTATGATGTCCCACTTATCTTGTCCTAGTTGATATTGATGTTTAAATATGTATTTTGCATTCTTGCTGATTAGCTCTATTGCTTGATTCACAATCTTTATTTCTTTTGATGCTTCCTTAATATTTGAATCTTCTTGTAGCTTAATAACACTGTCTAATACTCTATCTGATGTTGAGTATGGAGCTTTTGGCATTCCATCTACATCTACAGCGCATAAGCTCATTATATCATCTCTTATATTCATCAACTTAATTTGATTGTAATTATATCTCTTTAAGCAACCTTTTGCTTCTTTGTATTCTTCTTTACTAAGCTTCATTTGTACCTCCTACAATTATATCTTTACATTCTCTGGATGCACTGTTAGCTTCGGCGGTTCAATCTGTTGTTTTAGTACCCCTAATTGATACAGACTGAATGTTTCTTTGAATCCATATTTCTTATTTTTGTATAGAAACGTTGTTTCATTGTTTCTTTTTACAAACTCATATTCTTGTTTATTCTTTATTACTGTTTTAGGTATTTTCATATGTTTTCCTCTTTCTTTTTCAAATTCAATACATTTTGTACTTGTTTTTGAGAACTTTACTCAATTTTTCATATAAACTTTACTGTTTTGGGTTCATTTTGTAATTTTCTAATAGTTCATGTAATGTTTTTATTCTTTCATCAGTTCTAATCTCTAAACACCATAATACAGTTTTTTCTTCTTTAGTTTTTGATTTTTCTCTTCGTTTAGATATATCTTCTAATTTACCTTTCAATTCTTCTAATTCATCTTCTATTTTTTTCTTTGAAATATAATTCTTATCTACATAGTCTAAATCTAATTGTTTTGAATATTCTTCATTCTCTTTCTTTAAAATTTCTATTACATGTTTATATTCAATGTCATCTGCTTTTATATCATCTTTTAATATTTGTATCTCTGCTTCTTTATCATCTAGTTTTATATTTAATTTGTCATTTTCTTTTTGTAGTTTTTCTATTAGATTTAATATTGTTTTATTTGCTCTTATTTCTTGCATTAAATAAGCTATTCGAGGTTCATCTGACATATCTTCTTTTTCTATTTCTAATTCATCAAGCAATCTTCTTGTCCTTGCATTTATTACTCTTAAAGCTTTCTTTTCTTCTTCGTTCATTTATTTCTCACTTTCCAGTAGTTCTTGTAAAATTCTTTTTTGTGCTAGCAATTCTCCTGCCTTTTCAATAAATTCTTCATCTAATCCACCTTTTGAATCATCAATACTTTTATCTATTTTTCTATTTAATTCTTCTATCTTGTCTTTTACTTTTTGAAGTGAAATTGAATTTGAATATCTTTGTACTAATAATTCATTTATTTTCCTTGCTGTTGCTTCTTGATTTTTTAATCCTTCGTTTTCTTTTTGTAACGCATATAATTTTATCGCTATTACACCGTCTTTCATTTCTGCTTTTAATTCTTCATTCTCTTTTAATACTCTTTTATAATCTGATAAAATATGTTCTATTGTTTTAATTTCATTCCCTGAATCGTATTCAAAATCTATTGTCAACCAATTTATAAAATTTTCAATTATTTTTATATCTTCTTCTATACTATTTTCTTTCACTTAAAACACCTCGATTTCTTCTGCTTTTTCTATGCTGACAGTTTCACAAACTTTTAAATTAAAGAATGTAAACTCTCCTGTTTTATAATCTATCTTTAAATCCACTTCACACATTGTTTGTTTTAGGCAGTCAAATATCCATAAAGGTATTTTTATGTACTTGGGAAAATTATGATACTTCGCGATATAATCATGTATTCTGTTATTAACAATACATTGTAATTCTAAATATTCGATGCTATCTTTAGTGGTTCTTTTATTTATTTTTTCTTTCACTATGTATCACTCCTCTCTTAATTTTTTTACCTTCTTTTAATTTATACATCTTTCTCCTCTCTTCTTGACTGTCTATTACATATATGTTATTATATTTTTGGAGATGTGATGAAATTGGTAGACATACCAGCTTACCAAGCTGGCGGATATTATCCATGCGGGTTCGAATCCCGTCATCTCCACTGAGCACCTACTTTGTAGGTGTTCTGTTTTATTGTTTTGAAATAACTATTTTTCTCCTAATAACTCTGGATTATCGTATATATTACCAATTACTTCTAATACACTTGCCCAATCATTTAATTTTTCTTCTTCATAAGTTCCATTTTCATATAAAATAGAAAAGTAAAAACTAGCTTCTTCTTCATTCCAAGTTATTTCTCCCATTACTTCATCTTCTTTATCTACAACTATATCTCCTTCATATATTTCTTTTCCATTTTTATCGTGCAAGCCTGTGTATTGTCCTACAGTATCTTCTAATACACTCCAAGCTGTTGTCTCTTTCTTTATCATTATTGCTTTCCCTTGTTTCCACTTTTCTTGCACTAAATCACCATATTTCCATTTGTTCTCGTAATTTTTTCCTCTAAACTTTATTTCTCTATTCATCTTCTTCATCTCCATTCTTTTTAAATTTATCTTTAGCTTTCTGTGTTAAAGTATAAACCTTACAAAATAGATAAGTATTAGATTCAGTATACAACCCATTATCATATTCCTCAAAAGCTGTTGGAACTTTCTCTAATTTTAAATATCCTTCTTCTGCTAATTGTTTATAGGCTTTTCTTATCTGATATGTAGATGTTTTCATTCTATGAGCTAAAAATTCAGCCGAAAATCCGTCTCCCCAGCAGCCTGCTATCCAAAATTTAGTCTGTAAATCATAAAACATTTCAAGAACTTCTTCTTTAGATACTTTTTTATATTTATTCATCTTCTCCTCCTGCTTTATAGCAATTAGCCTCAAACTGCTCTTTTGTTAGTATTGTTTTTATGTTCCAAAATTGTTTAACTTTTTCTTCTAAAAGCAATAAGTTATCTTCATTTTCTACAAAATACTTAAAACTACTATGTAATCCTGTCCTTATTTCTACTATATCTCCAACTTCTATTAAATCTATTAGTTGTTTGCTGTGGTTTACTATCACCTTTTTAAACATTTCATTATTGTAAAGTACGTCTTCTTTCATTCTAAAATCATTGATATAAATAATTCTGTCAAATCTATATATTCCAGCTTCATAATCTATGCTTTTAATTTGAGCTATTCTTCCTTCTTTTGTTTTCACATATTCTCCAACTTCTATTTTATTTCCCATATGAACCTCCCATTACTGCTGTAGAGCATCTATCAGCTCTATCTGTTGCTCTACTTTATTTTGTAATTCGTTTACTTCTAACTGTTTCTTATATAGTTCATATCCTCTACCCTCAGCAAGTATAATCAAACCTAAAATTATTATTAAAATAAAAATTGTATCAATAAAATCTTTCTTATTCATTGTTGAAATTTCCTTTCGTTTTATCTAAATATGTTACAGCTACTGCATAAGCACTCCATATGTCTGCCTTAAATCCATAAAACCAACCGGGATTTCTCTTTGTTCCAGCTGTTCCAAATCTGTCTATTAAGGCTTGTCTTATGTTGCTGTCTTTTGCTTTCATAGAATTGCATAAATTCATTTTTTCTTCTTTACGATATATGTAGTCACAGTCTATACCTAGCTCATATGCTTCTTGTATAAATCTACCAATCCACACACAAGTATCAAATACTTCTTTACCAACTGGCATTCCATAGCAAGCTACCATTTCTATTACTATCTTGTCATATTCTGCATGTTGTATTACTAGACTTAATTTTTCATTTTCGATTTTTCCTTTTTCAATTATCTGGTATGTTTTGCTATCTGCAATACAATATGCACTTTCTATATTTCCGGGGATCTATTGCTAATATTTTCATCTTTTATCTCCAATTCTTCAGTTAAATACTGATATGTATATTTAGGATTATTTTTCCTTTGTTCTAATTCTTTTAAATTTTTCAACGCTTGTATTAAATCTTTTTCTATAAACTTGTTTTTATATTTATCAATAAAAGTATTTTTCAATGACACTACTACATCTATTTCATCTTTTACTTTTCTTCTTTCTCCCCTTACATATTTCAATTGTTTTACTATTTTACATGATCTAACTGCATCTATATTGTGATTTTCTATATAATGCAGTAGCTCATCTTGTTTAATATCCCAAATACTTTGTTGATTTCTTAACTCTGATAGTCTTTTATCTATATCTTGAAAGAGTGTTAATGTGTATTTTAAAATATCTTCTATTTCCATATTCTCTCCTGTTTATCTAACTCTAATTTAATTTGTTCCCCTTCGGTACCCGTAACATACTTGCACTGTTTAACTCCTCGAAAATAAATGTTTTCTAATTGCTGACATCCGTCTACATAGTCCATATTTCAGTGTTTTTGCACAGATACCGAGTTAATTGTGGATAATTCATAAGCTATCCTCTAACTACTCTTACATATTTTTTGTTTCTGCCTTTACAGATTAAATATGTTGTATAACCATCTATTAAGTACCCTTCTTTATTTATTACAATTGGTTGCTCAAATTTGCCTGTAATTAAATAATATGAAATCTTATAATTCATTTTTTCTTCTCTTGGCGGATGCTCTATAAAACTATCTTTTATTTTTATATTACTTAAATTTTTTATCATAACTACCTCCTAATAAATTCTTGAAATATGATTCATGTTCAAGGCTTCAAATCCCTTTAGCGTTCTTTCGTAAACTGCTACCGTTTTACCTGTATACTCACATTTCTTTTTATCTATCGCTTTAACCATTCCCATATCTTCTAACTCTGACAAGCGTGGTGCGGTGTAATTTCTTTCCGTGCTAGGAATAAAACCTAAATCAAATAACTCCACAGCTAGCTCTTTGGCCGTCTTAGGCTTGTCCAATCTATTCAAAATTTGTATGTATCTTATTTTTGTTTTATCTTGTATATCATCAAATGACATTTGTCTTGTCTTTGCTGTTATTGTACTCATTTGTGTTCACTCCTTCCTTACAAACCTAATTCTTTTAAGGTGTATTTCTTGTTTACTTCCATTCCTTTATACATGCTGTTATCTGTTATGTATGGAAAAACTAGTTTATCATTGTCCTCACAAACTATTCTTATATAGGGATTTATCTCCGTTATTTCTTTTTTCTTTTGTATAAATTGTATTCTTTTTCTGAATGGTCTAATTACCTCTGCTAAATATTTCTTTTCTGTTTCATCAAGTACTTCTTCTCTCTCAAATACTGTTTCGTATTTGACTGGTCTTTCGACTTTGACTATGTCGTTCTTTTCCTCTCCATCTACATCTTTCAAATCCTCTGGGTAATATCTTAATGATGTAAAGAGATCGTTTCCATACAATTTATCTCCAGATACAATTTTCTTTAGTCCATTTCTGTATGTAACTATATCTCCATCTTTTAAGTCTGATTTTGTGAATTGTACTTCTACTAACTCCAATTCATCTTCTCTAAAAGTTTCTCTTATATCTTTTAATATGTATGGGTAACATAAATGTTCTCCTATTTTTGTGATTGTAGAAATTTTATTGAAATTTTTACATCTTTCTCCATCAATAGAACACTTAATTACTTTTACTTTATCTCCAACTTTAAATTTCATTTATTTTTCCTCCTCTTCTAATCTTTTAATCTCCTATCTGTTTTATAAAGTTACTTTGCAATTTTAATAATTGCTCTTTCATATTTTCTGGCAATAATCTTTGTTCTCTTTGTCTTTCCGTTATTATCTCGTATTGCTTTAAGAATTGCCCTTTTGTCACAGTATTTACTGTTGCTATATCCGTTCTAGCTAATTCTTTTACTTGTCTTACATTTCCAAAGAACTTCTTTACTTCTGGACTTGCTTTATCAAACTCTTCTTCTGTCATATATCCACCACTACAAATCATTGAATATGCTTCATTCCAAGCTTCTATTGCAGTATTTTGACTGCTTGGGTTTATCATCTCTATTGCATTTTTTCTTATGTCGTGTATCGTTGGAGGATATGGACTTTCTATTATTGTTTTCTTTACTGCTTGCAAAACTAACTTATAATCTAAATCCCCTAGACATTCATACCAAGTATTTAACATTAGCTCTTTTTGTTTTTGTGATTTGTTTGATATAGCTTCATAGTTACCAGCTAAAAGAGTTATTATTTGCACCATTTCTGTCCTGCTCATCTTTTTCTTTTGCCTCCTTCCATAAATCCACAAAACCGTCTATTTTGTCTCTTTTTTTGTTATTATATTTTCCCTCTAGTATGGAAACTGCCTTATCTGGTCTTATAATAAAGTCAAAGTCTGCTTTCCAGTTTCTATCGTTGTCTCCTATAAGAAAATCACTAGTATTTGCTATTATGCAAACATCTATAAATTGCTTTTCTGTTAATTCTTTTAAAAGCTTATTTATGGCTGTTTTTCGTTTTGAAGTGAGCTTTTGAACTCGCGGAAGGTTTGGACAATAGGAATTGTAAATTCCTATAATATTATTATATTTATCTTTTACTTCTACTTTTTCATCTTCATTTACATCTACTTTAACATCATCATCTACATCTTCATTTACATTATCAGTTATTCTTGTTATGCCGTGTTATATCATTTATAACATTGTTATTTTTGTTATCTTCTGTTATAACATTGCTACTTTTGCTATCTTCTACTATAACTTCGTTATTTTTGTTATTCCATCTATTTGCCATTCCCTTCTTGCCTGCTTCACTTCTTTTATTCTTTGTGCCTTCCCATTTATCTCTATCTCTGTCTAGTTGTGCTTTTATAAACGAGAAAGCCATCTTCAATGTACCTTCTAGTTTAGGTTCTTGTTTTGTTTTCTCGTATTGCATTATTGCTCTTATAAGTTGCCCTAATTCTTCATCTGTTAATAAATTAAATTGTTCTTCATAGTCTAAATACATTAGAAAACTAACTTTCTCCATATGTTTTCTCCTTTCGTTAAATTGCAAAGGACATAGAAACCTTATAAGAATTTTATAAGATTATTTCCATGCCCTCCTTTCTTTAAATTTCTGTATTATTAATTAAACATTTTTAATATTTCTTTTGTTATTAAGTCTTTTGCCTCTTCTTTCGACATGTTATTTAAATCAAACTTTTGTATTTTAACTTTGTCAGTATCTAATATTGTCTCAGCTCGTTTTTCTTCCTCGTCTTCTAGTCCTAATTCAACTACTTGTTGTAGAACTTTTTGGGATATTCCTTCTTTTTTTAATGTTTTTATATAGCAAACCAGCCCTGCTAAAATCTCATCTGTCTTTCCTTCTATCTTTGTATATTCTTCTGTTATTTCTGCTCTAAAACTCATTTTTATTTTCTCCTTTTTATAAATAATTCTTGCCATACCTCTGTATAAAATCTTCTTTTGTTTTGTTATAATGTTCTTGCCAAGCCTTTTGAGCTATTATTTTTAACCATTCCCATTTCTTAGGGTTAAGATGAATTGAATCATTGCTTGTTCTATGCATGCCATGTGTAATGAATATTACTAATCCATATTCAATAGACTTATCTCTATTACTTGTCCTGCCTTCAAAAACTTCATGTCTTTCTAATCCGCTCATACCTTTCCGTTGAATACAACGGATTGGTTGGCATTATACTAAACTCTTTCATCTATCCACCTTAACCTTTCAATTTCATTTGGTGTTAATGTGCATATTCCTAACTGTTGTGCTTCTTGTATTACACCATCTAAAAGCACTCTAAATTCGTTTTTGTCCATTTGAGAACTGCCTTCATATACTTTATATATCTTGAAATTTACACCGTTTATTTTGGTTTCTCGTTCAAATTCGTAATATTTAAAAAACTTTGATACATCAATATCAGCTCTTATTGTTACTAACATTGACTGCGAATAATCTTTAATCATCTTTAAATATGTATCTTCTTTTGACAATCGCATTTTGTTTGCAATTTCGTTAATTAAACTCCACATATATGCGTTTTGAGTTAAAGTCCTTTTTGTTTTATGCTCTTTCACTTCAAATAGCTTTTCTCTACTTTGGTTAAATAACCATTTGACAAGTGTCTCTGCTGTTCCTATCATAACTGCCTCCTAAAATGGCAAATTCTCATATTCTGTATTCATTTTTTCAATTTCAGATATCGTATCTAGGACTCCTTTTGTCTTTATAAAATCGGTCATTTTTTCAGTTTTTTGCATTAATCCTTTAAAATCTTCCCACATTTTTTTATAATCCATAATTAACTCCTTTCCATATGTTGGTGCATAAAAACATATTTTGAATTTTCTCCCATATTATTCAATAAAAATTCACTTGCTTGTTGTTTACTTAAATGGCTGTCTTTTGCTCTAAATTCATATACATATTTGCAGTCTTGTTGTTTTTCTTTTATTCTTTCTTCTATCTCATCTTCATCGTAATTACCTTCAACAAGATACAAATCATAATTTTTAGCACTTATTCCTTCAACTGTTTTTGTATCTGTCATATAAATTACTTTATAATCTTCAAATAGCACTCTATAACCACATTGTGGTACATCATGATATAATTTAATTGGTACAATTTTAAATAGTTTATAATCGTATTTAGTGCCAATTTGAAGTACATCTATATTTTTTCTTTCAACTCCACATTCTAAAAGTGGTTTTAATAACCATTCACAACAAGCAAATCTTAATGTTGGTCTTTCCTGTGCCAATTTCTTAATTGTTTCCTTTTTAAAGTGGTCTGAATGTATATGCGTGAGAAGTACTATTTTAAACTGTTTATAATACTTCTCTAATTTTTTAAAAGTAACTCCACAATCTATTAAAATTATGTCTTTTATTATTGTTGCATTTCCTGTGCTACAACTTGATATAATTTTATAGTTCATTCATTGATACCTCTTTTGTATTTTCTGTTTGTTCTATAACTTCGGCTTGTACTTCAATTGGTTCTTGTTGTGGAATCTCTTGTTGCATTTCCTCTGCTTCATACATTCCTGCTAAATCTTCGACAAATGTCTCTCTTAAAGCTCTTACTTTTGCAACTTTTTCAAGCATTGTTGCACTTTTGGTACTCCAATTTGAATTTAATTGTCCATCATTTTTTCTTTGTGCAACCTCATTAAAACTTACACTTGAATATGTAGGGTGTGACCAATCTTTTCTAAAAACTCTAGCCCAACCACCAACAAGCTGTTCATTTCCTAGTCTGAATGTTCCTTGTCTTTCTTCTATAGTTCCATCTTCTTTTTGAACTATAATTCCACATTCCATTCCATCATAATTTGGATTTAAAACAGCCCTTTTCAATATTGCATCTTTTCCAACAACTAATTGGGCTGGTGTTCCTGCTTTATACTTGATCAAATATGCTTCTCTTAAGAATGGATTTAATTTTCTAACCTTGCAAAGTTCTGTAAATAACTTAAACTCTTGATTTGTAATGGGAACATCAGTTCCAACTATATATTCTTGTACTATTTTTTTACTTAATTTTATTTCTTGTCCTTCCACTTCAAATTTAACTACTAAATCTTGTGTCTTATCTTGAACTTCATTACTCATATTCATATCCTCCATTTACTAAAAATTCTTTTAATGCTTTTAATTTTGTTCTAGTTCCTTTTACTGTAAATCTTAATGTTAATATTTCCTCTTGTTTTTCCTCTACTGTTGGTGCTTGTAGAACTTCTTGTTCTGTTACTCTAAAATTATCTAATGCTTGTTTGGTTGCTTCGGTTTGTATTTTTATATTCTCATCTGCAATCCTTTGAGCTTCTTCTAATTGTTTCTGTTTTAGCTCTTCTTGTTTTCTCTTAGTCTCTTCTACAGCTTTTATTCTGTTTATAACCGTACTTATTGCTGTACTTAAAACATGACCATTTTGCTTATACTCAACTAGTATTTCTTCTTTATGTTCTTGTAACATTATTGTTGCTAAATCTGTATTAACTCTGTCTATAAAATCCTTGGCTTGTTTCTTCAATGATGTTTTACTATCTGATAATCCAACTTTAATTTTTGCGTCCTCAAAGTTTATAAAATCAATGAGCAAACTCTGTTTGTATTCTTCAAAGTAATCTCTTATTTCTTGTTCTTTTCTTGCTCTTAATTCGTCTTCTGTTGTATCTACCTTATTTTTTAATTCGCTATCTGCTTCCTTATATTTATCTGATATGTATGTCTTATAAACACCCTCAAATTGCATATATGGTTCTAGTATCTTTTCTTTTACTGTTTTTCTTTGTTGTTCTACCTCTTTAAATTCTTTATTTAAGTCTGCTCTTATTTGCTTAATTGCTTTCACATTTTCTTCTGTGCATACTAAGCTCTTCGCATTTTTTACCTTTTTATCAATTTCTATTGATAACTCCTTTAAATGTTCCTCTATTTGAGGTAGTTGCTTAATTGTTATTAGTTCTTGCATTATTCTTCCTCCATAATTTCATCAAAAACTCTATCTTCGTAATCTCTGTCTGCTTCTTCAAGCTCATGTTCGTATCTTGCTTGTCTATCTTCTGAATCCGTCGTTTCTATAATATAGCCATTTACTATTCGTATCATATCTGTTCCTTTCCACAATGTGGACAATATTTATAAGTTTCTTCTAGTGTTTTTCCACAGTTGTAACAAACTCTGATGTCCTTTCTTTTAGAAATTTCAATTTTGTCCCCTACTTGTAATATCTCAAGAGGTTCTCTAATCTCTATGTTTAAATTTTTTCGTATTTCCATTGGAATAACAATTCTTCCTAATTCATCTAGCCTTCTTGTAATTCCTACCGCTTTTCCCATTTGACTTTCCTTTCTATCTTGTGCTATAATTAGTACAAGAGTTCATATTTATGTAATTCAATTGAGTTAGTTTTTTGATTGGTAGTCGCAAACTGACTCATTTTTTTCGTCTATCAATAGCTCATATATTGTATTTGTAGCCATTTCAGATATTCTCTTCTTTATAACTTCTCTATCTAAATTGCTTTCATTTAGATTTCTTATTTCTTGCAATACTCCTGCAAGGCTTGTTTTTACATCTTGAATTTCTATTTCTTTTCTATCAATTACTCTTGTTAGCTCTCGTATTGTTTGAGCCTCATCTATATTCTTTTCTGCCATACTATTTCACTCCTTTCAATTCTTTTAATCTTAGCTTTAATTTTGCCATTGTAATTACGTGCCATATATAACACTTGTCTAATTTATCCATTCTATTCCTCCTTCGTTATTTTAATATCCACATTCCGTAGAATGCTCCAACTGCTAGTCCAAAACTCATACAGTTTACTATCTCTAATAATGTCTTTTTTATTGCATTCTTTTGTTTCTTACTCATATTTATCATCTCCTTTCTACTAACATTTTTGTTATTAAATTTAATGTTGTTTCTGCTTCAATTCGCTTTTTTCGTTCTTCCTCATACAATTCCTTTGAAACTGTATTTCCACCAACCTTGATTTTATATTGTCCTCCTGGAGTCTTTCGATATTCAAGTTCTCCGTTATTTATCATTTGAAGGACAACCTCGTATCCTAGCTTATAGCGTTTCATATACTGTCTTAGGCTTATCCATTCTTCCATTTTTTCACGCCCTTTACTGTTCTATCATAGGAACAATTCCATTTTTCTTTAACAACTCATAAAGAAATAGTCTGCCCTTTTGAGTCCATTTTGTATTCATTGTTACATCTTTTCTTCCATCCTGATGAGTGTATTCAACTGTTTCACTATGTGTATATCCACAATTATGATAATTACTATACAAAAACCATTGATGTCCTTGTTTAAATTGTACCTTTAATTCATGTAATTTTTGATTTAATGCTTTTGCAGACATTCCATAATCTTTTGCAATTGCTGTTATAGTTACTAGTGCTTTACTTTGTAATATTTGATCTAAATAATCTGCTTTGGGTTTTAATTCTCCTATTAATTGTTTCTGCTGTGTGTTTTCTAGTTGTAGTACGTTTAGTCTGCTCTCTGCTATTTTTAATGCTCTTGCCATTATTTTCTCTGGACTATTAAAGTCTTTTTCTACTTGTATAAAATATTGCCTTACTTTTTTGCCATTTTCATTTCTTTGTATCATTGCAATCTCTTTTGCCATATCTAACTTAATTGCATGGTCACTATATGTTGTTTCATTTCCTTGAGCTGTTACTCTTTTTTGAGTAATAGTACAATAATCTTGATTTTCTACAAATCCATAATCTTTCATTCTATTAAACCAATCATTGTATCTTGTGCTCACTCCTAATACTTCGTATAATTCTCTGCCACTTACTATTGGCTCTTGATTTTCATTTACTTTAATTTTTATTAATTCTTTCATTTTTCTCCCTTTCAAACAGTTTTACTGAACTTTAAAATTAAAAAAATTTTCTGGTTCGCTTCCTAGTATCTTAGATATTCTATTTATATGCGAAATTTTAGGCTCTGTTATTCCTTTTTCAATATTATAATATGTAACTTTGCTCTTAAACCCTAGAAATCTAGCCATGTCATCTATAGTATAGCCTCTTTGTTTTCTCTCCTTTTTTAATTCGTCTGTATATACGTATTTTATTTTATTTTTCATTTTTTCGCCTCCTTGTTTTGTTTTGCTGTACTTATTATATCAGTTTTTCTGAACTTGTCAAGTCTTATTTTTAAAAAAGTTCAGTTGTACTGTTTTTGGCTTAGAGAGAGTAATGGAAAAAAATTTATTGTTTACTTTTGCTGAACCGCATGTTATAATAATTAAGAAAGAAAGGTGTATACTATGGCTAATATAAAAGATAGAATTAAAGAATTAAGAAAAGAGAAAGGTTTAACTCAAGAAGAGTTAGCTAAAATGTTAGGTCTTAGTGCTAAATCCAACATTGCCAATTACGAAAATGGTGCTAATGCACCTAGCGATGAAATAAAATTAAAGATGTGTGAAATTTTTGGTTGTACTATTGATTATCTAATGGGAAAAAGTGATTTTAAAACTGATAAAGAAGCATTTGATAATTACATGATTAATCAAAACAAATTAACAATATTAAAAACTATTTATGCATACCACGAAGAATATATAATTCCATGTTGTATAAAAGAAAACGATGTAGATTTTTTAGTTGATCTTTTATCAAATGTTACA